AAAATGGCACTAACCCTAAGTGAAGCATCAAAAAACACCGAGCGTAAATTGCCGGAAGCCGGAGCAACTGTCGGCATCCTGTACAGCCTGGTTGACCTAGGTCACCAGAAAACCAATTGGGATGGTCAGGAGAAGTGGACTCCCAAAGTCCGCTTGAGTTTCGAACTCCCCGACCAGACCGATGAGTTTGAAGTCGAGGAGAACGGAAAGCGCACCAAGATCAGCAAGCCCATGATCGTGTCCATCGAGCAGACCCGTAGCCTTGGCGAAAAAGCCAGCCTGCGGAAGCTTTTGGAACAATGGCGCGGGCAGACGTTCACAGCCTCAGAGCTGAAAGCATTCAGCCTGAAGAACCTTCTTGGCAAGCCAGCCATGCTGACCCTGATCCACAAGACAAGCCAGCAGGGACGGCAGTATTGCGCGATTGCCGGAGCTTCCAAACTTCCGAAGGGACTCAAGGCTCCCGAATCGACTGTAAACGATCAAATCTACTACGAGATCGAGCAGAAGAACGGCGGGCAATTTAATGATATGCCGGAGTGGTTGCAGGAGAAGATCCGTGGTTCCAAGGAGTTTGGCGAAGCTTCTGTATCACCTGTTAAAATCGGAGACAAGAACGGGGACGGCGAAAACGTTCCGTTCTAAGTTATATGGCACTTACCATTACGAGTAAGGAGCCATCCAATACCCGTCTGGTCCATACGGATCAGGCGGGTCATTGGTATACAGCAGAGGGTGAATCCGCCCATGTTGTAATAGGCAAGAACGGAAATGAAAGAAACACAACTGTTGCCGATGCGCGCAAGATGGGGCTTTACCCGTCAGTTACGAGCATTCTTGGCATCATGGATAAGCCACAGCTAACAGCGTGGAAGATCGAACAGGCAATCATGTCTTCATTGACGTTGCCAAAGGAGGAAAATGAAAGACTCGAAGACTACGCGAAAAGGGTCGTCAGGGACTCGCGCGAATCAACCAACAAAGCGGCGGAACACGGAACAAAGATGCATGAATGTATGGAGAACATCCTTCTCGGAAGACCTGTATCCGGAGATGAAAAACTTGCTCCGTATATCGAAACCTTCAAGAAGTGGGCGGACGAAAACGTCGAGAAAACCTACTGGTGCGAAAGGTCGCTGGTCGGTGCTGGTTACGCTGGGCGATGCGATGCCTATGTGCGGTTGTCAGGAGTTGGCGATGCTATCATCGACCTCAAGAACCGGAAGGTAAACCCGCGCTACGAACCATTCTACGACACCGATTGCGCTCAATTGTGGGCTTACAGAACTGCTTCTGAAAACCCCCAATGTGCTTGCGTATCTGTTGTTCTGGCATCAAACGATGCAAACAAAATCATCACAAAAGTTTGGGATGATAACGAACTATATCAGGCAGGAATAGCCTTCTGCGCCATGCAAAAGGTTTGGTCTTGGGTTAAGCAATACACGCCCCCTGGAATGAAGTTATGACCGCCCCGACCATTCAGGAGATGGGTAATGCCGCGCAAGAGATAGTTTGGCGCGTTATGGGCAAGGGGTCGGATAAGTCAGGATATGGTGATTGGCTTGAGAAGGATCGTCCTACTCATGATTATCATATTGCGCGGGCTATTCGGCACCTTGCCACGGCGCAGATGCAACTGCACAAATCCACGCCTTGCCCTGATAATAACGGCGAAACAAGTGTTGACCACTTGGAGCGCGCTCTGGTAAGGTCGCTGTTCGTACTGGCACAAATCAAAAAGGAGATACCAAGACTATGAATAAAACGCGTGAAGAAATTGAGAAAGAATGGGATGAGTTTTTCAGCAAACCTCGCCCTTGGCTTTACTCCAATTACGGAGACAAGTCTAGTGATGACAATGAAAGCTTCCAAAAGTTTTGCGATTACAATGGAAACAATCGCTATCCACAAGAATGAAGCGAGTATTAGTAACACAGGCATTTGGAGATGATTGGAAAAAAATTCTTGATATTACTAGGCCAAGAATGGAGGCGTACTGCAAACGCCACAAGATTGACTTTATTGCACTTGAGAAGCCATTGGTTGAACCTGTCCAGTATAGCAAGTCAGCTATCGGCAATATCATGGCAACTAAAGGCTATGATCAGGCTACTTTTGTTGATTGCGACATCCTAATCACGAGCGACTGCGATGACATTGGCGATGGCGTGCAGAATTTTAAGAGCTTTGATGAGGGTGCTTTTCTTGATCGCAAAGCGAGCATGGGTCAACTTGCAAATGCTTTTGGTGCAACTATAGCCCCAAAGTTTTATGTAAACACCGGAGTGTTTGTTATTTCGTCAAAGTGCCTTGGTGCATTATCCATGCCCCCGCTTGGTTTGCTTCCAAACCACTTTGCGGAACAGACTTGGTTCAATATCAACCTGCACCTTTGGAATATCCAGCTTGAAGAACTCGATCCGGCCTACAACTGCATGACAAGCGTTGAGTCGCATTTCGGGTTGGATAGATACAAAGATGCCTTCTTGGTTCATTATGCAGGACAGTCAGGCAACCTGGTAGACTTGGCTGCCAAAATGAAAGCAGATGACCAAAAACTTTTGGAACTAGGCCGGTGACGACTGTTAAAGTAATCAAGGAATGCGGTAAATGGCGCATTCATACATCGGCAGGATACACAATTGGCCCACGCCTTTGGGGTGCTGTTCCAGCAAACGGGTTGCCTCCGCTTACAGATATATTTGATACGAAAGAAGAAGCGCAGGATGCCGCGTATTTATGGAATGAATATGCCAAATGGATTGAGCAACATAAGAAGAAAACAAAAAGGAGGTACTAATGAGGTCGACACACTTGGTTAAGGGGAACTACGATGACAAGCTACAGCAATTAGCCGGAGAGGTTGCAAAGCGCGCCATTGACGACGTAAGGCTGTTGCAACGCAGGGGTATTCTTGATGGAATGAGGGTAATAAAAAGAAACATGGGTTCAGACCTAAATCTTGGCGACTGCGATGAGTACAAGAAGATCCATCAGATATACAAGTTAATAAACGATTTTAAGACAGGAATTATCGGGTTCTGGTGCAGGGCAGCAGGGATTCCGATTGACAACAAGACGCTGATTAGGCGAGTCTTTGGTGCTTGAAGATGCTATTGATATCAATCGCAGACTTGGCTTGGACTGCGTGTTGGGTTGTACTCTACATGTCATTCCTTGCCTCGCTTTTGTCATTCCTACTGTTTTGTGTCTACGGATTGTTCTGCTGGTTAAGAAAGGAAATCAATGGAAAATAAATACATTCAGAAGGTTCTTGGTGCGAGCGTTGACCGATATGTTTTGACTCCGGCACAATGCATGATGCTTCGTGAAGATGCTCAAATTATAGGAATGAAGCGCGCGACTGTAATGAAAAAGGATGGGTCGCACATGGCCTCATTAACCAGAACATGCACCTCATGCTGGGTTCCGAATAGTCAGCATCACAAGTGGATCTACAACATTATGGGTGAACTCACTAAGGCAATAAACGATGAGAAGTGGAAGTTTGACATAACAGGACTTCAGCAGTTGCAGATCCTTAAATACAACCCGCTACAGCAATTCTGGTGGCACTTTGATACGTTTAACGGGAGTGACAGAAAGCTTACGGCTGTTGTTAACCTGTCCGACCCATCCGAGTACTTGGGTGGCGGATTGCAGATTAAGGCAGACATCGACAACGTGAAGTTTATCCGAGAACAGGGAGCCGGATGCTGGTTCCCGTCTTACCTGGAGCATCGCGCTCGCGCTCCGATATGGGGTACAAGGTGGGTGTTGGTTGGTTGGTTTACAGGCCCATCATGGAGATGATGCAGTTAAGTCCGGAGATATGGGTAATCACACCAAAGGGGTATGGGTTGGCTTTTTTGGTTACTGATTACGGGCTTGACCACAACAAAGTATTTACTGTATTACTCGACTCAGGTGATGTTCTTGACTTCGACATTAAGGACATTCGCCGTACAGAAAACCCAAGCTTCGGGGTAAAAGCACCGGAGGTGCCGAATCCCTATTACAACAACAAGGAGAAATAACATGCCATTAGGTAAAGACGTATCGAAGAACATGCATGAACTGGCGATGGACAACAAGAAAAAGGGCAAGGCTCGCGGTGCCGGTGGG